GTCCGATTTGTGTAACTGATAATCTAGGAGAATTGATAAGATCATACTCTTCCCCAGAGTTTAGAATATCAACAGATTCTATAGGACCATAAAAAACTTTATCAGTTGCTTTATAGGAATATATTTCTACACCGTTTGCAAATAATCCAACTCCACCCTGAACAGTTTTTATCTTGTTATTACCAAATATAGGAGAATCAAATTTTCTAAGTAACTTTTGTGCTCCTAAGTTACTATTTGCAACAACCTCTGGAGTTAGAGTATGACTAGTCACACTTGCTATATCTGTTGCAGTAAATGCATCAATATAACGAGCATTACGAACGTTTTCTAACGAATATGCTAATGCAACCTTATTTGCATCTATTTTCTTGAGATAATATGGTTGACCTTCTTCAAGATTAGTTAATGTACCTATACCAGCAGCAGTATTATAAACAACCAACTCACCATCATGAAAATTGTGATCTATAACTTCAATAGTCGATCCTGCTTCATTTAGACTAGCAGCAAATGTTCTCTTTCTGGTTTGCGGATCAATACTCCAATGAGGTAAACTATTAGAAGCAGTATAAACACATCCATTAGGATCACTATAGGTATTCTGTATATCTGCAGTATATCCACCAACAGTTGTTTTTATTTTTCTTCTAAGAAAATATGTTCTAGATGAATCAAGTTGTCCTGTACTTACAAGTATTTGTTTATTTGTAGGAAGACTACTAACAGTACCTTCTTGAACATTATTATTGTCATCAACAATATCAAGTGTATCTCCAATATAAAAATTATGCTCATTCACCAAATCAATTTTATGACTCTGACCACCTAAATGAACCCATCCCAGTATATTATGGTGTGCAGCAGTATTGTATATCCAAGATGAAAATCTAAGATCTTTTTGTTCAATACCTAGTGTTTTTACATTTACAATAGCATCTCTTTGTTGATTATTTGCAGTGCCAACAAACTTATTGATAACACCCAAAACATTCATTCTTACTGGTTTAGTAAGATCACCATTTTCATATGAGTATACTTCTAATCCAGACCTAACAGTGGATCCAATACCACATGCTGAACTTAGACTTGATATGCCAAGGAACTGTGTATAATTTTTATCAGAATATGTAAAATTTCGATTTTCAAATTTGAGAGATCCTGTAGATCCAAATCCAACTGTCGAATCAACACTCAATATCGTTTCACCAATACCAGCAGTTTTGGTTACGAAAGTTTTACCAATTTGTCTAAATTTACCTACAAGACTACTTTGGTCTATAGAAACCTTATAATATTTTTTATTATCGACAATAGTACGTTCAACACTATAGATTGAACCATTTGTTTGTATTGGAACTGTTTCTTGAATTAAAGTTTCTCCTTGAAGTTTCTCAGGATCACCTTCAAGAGATTCACAAATCAATACATCATTGACAACATAATCAGCAGCAGATGGTTTTAAAATATATTGTGAAGGTTGAATCATCTCAACCTTTTCATTATATAATGCTTTGAATAATATCTTGAATGCTTCTTCTGTTCCTTTTGACTTATAGAAATCTTTTGCCTGTCTAATAAAATTAGACTGATCAACCTTATCGTTTATATTTCTTTCTGAAAAACCTGGTAAAATCTGCTGTTTTAGATTTTTGAAAAAACTCTGTAAGAAAATATTACTTAGATTATGAACCTTAGCATCTACAGCATGAGTTCCTACTCCACTATTACTAAAAGTTAGATATTCTGGTTCATTTGTTTTTGCATGATTCTCAATACCACTAAATCCACGGACACAACCAGTAAATGAAGTGCTTCCTATACCAGTATACGTAATAATCTCATCATCAATCTTCAACAATCCCCATTTTGATGGCCAACCAGCAGTAGAATCAACATAAATTATGTCTTCAAAACCACTTATGTAAGTAGAAACCGATGTAAACCCAGTTAGATTTGTCTTATTGGCAAAATCCAGACCTTTATATTCAACTAAATTATCAGCAATATCAATAGAACCACCTTGAAACTCTTGAGAAATATAAAATTGCTTTATAAAGTCTCCAAAAAGAGGATTTTCAGAGTTAATATACTCAGGTATCTGACTTTGAACAAGTTCATTGACTTGTACTTTAGTAAAAGATGTGGTGATCATTAATATGAACTACTTGAAGGTGTACCTGTTTGTGTTGATGATGTAGATGATGATGATGTAGTTGATGATGATGTAGGTATTGTCGAAGAATTAGTATTTGCAGAATTAGAAATAATAGCAGTACCTCTTACCTTAGATCCACCTGTTTGATAACTAGACTGAATATTGAATCTAGTTCCAGAAGTATTTTCACCAGAAGATATTGAATCTCTTCTCATGTAAAAATTACTCTTATCTACAGCAAATTGAAGATAAAGTTCATTTCTTGCTAAAACATCATTTGAATCTGGAACTGCTTGAACCTCAATGATATTATTAGTCAGTGTTGTAGAAGTTATATTCACAGTATCTATAATGATTTCTCCTTTCTCATAATCAACAGTTCCAAAGTTATTATCAAGAACATTTATTGTATCATCAGTAAGAATTTGAAATAAGAACAACTTACCTTTCTTACTATCAATTTTTTCATCAGTAAAGTAACATGTACCAGATATCCCTCTTACACTAAATCCTGTAGATTTAATATTGTAATTAGTTTCATTACAATAGAAAGAATTCAAGAAACACAATTCATACTGCGTAAATTGATTTACTTTTGCTAATAAATTCCTTCTTATTCTTATATTTGTAATGTTAGATGTTATAGAAACGTTTACATTATCAATCATCGAAACAATTTTACTATATTTGAATCTACCACCAAATTTATTTAATTCTGTTCCAGATGCAAACTGAGTCAAAGAATTTACAACAGATGATTTTACATTATCTGGATCGCCAGCAAAGTTTGGGTTGTAGTAAATGTAACTATCAATTTCAACATAGATAAATTTCAAGTCTACAAAGGTAGGTACAATTCCAGCAACAGAATAACTCTTCAAAGATGCTAATATTTCTTTCTTAGTGAAGTTGGATAAGAAAGAACCATTCTTAGGTTTTGCTGCAATATAAACTCTACCATATTGAGGTGGGTCTAGTTCTTCACCACCATAAGCACTTACAGACTCAATATTTGGATAAACAGAAGGAACAATTGCTTCATAATCACTAGCAGTTACTGCTCTATGTTGTGATGAATATAACCTTGGAGCATAGTACCTGACACTGTTAGTGGACTCTATATTGTCACCATTTTGGGATGGTGTTTGTGGAGTAAGTATTGAAGTATATCCATCCAACAATGCACCATTTGAATCTCTAAGTGTTCCTGCAAATTTGAACTCTTGTGCTCCATTTCCAGAAATACCTTCAGTTTTGATATAACTTATAGTAATAATATTACCAGAATCTAACTTCTTACCAAATACATCATCACCAAATAATAATTCATACTTCTCATCAGTAGTCTCTTGAATTAGATATATGTTAGATGTTGATGTAATACCTAAAATATTATCTACTAACTTATATTCTATTTGAGTGGTACTACTAGCGTTTTCTCTTACCTTTACGATTATAGTAGAAGTGTCTATACTGTTATTAGGTAAAATATATCTCTGACTATCACTTCCATCTACTATAAAACCTGCTTGTAGATATTGACCTTGAAAAACTTCTATTGTACCTTCAGATTCTCCATCTGTAGCAGTTCCAGTAACTGTTTCGGGTATTGAAAATATATATTGAGATCCAGATACTTCTCCATTGGCAATTACACCAGGTGCGAATGATATTGTTTCTACTGTATTAGCAAGACCACTAACATAATAATCTACTGTTGCTTTTGCTGCTCTTTTAGAACGTGGAACATAACCAATATTACGTGCAAGAGATACAACATTTTCTCTCAATGTTGCAGAGTCAATGAAAGTCTCATTGACAACCATATTAGTATTATATGCAGTCTGATATGAATTATACGCTAAAAGATTTATCAAAACTGACAGATTAGAACCATCAAAGTCCATATCTGTGAAATTTGAGTTCTCTTTCAAATAACCTTTAATTGAAGATTTTATATCCTCAAAATTTAAGTTTGTGTATTGTTGAAGTGCCATTATAGTCTAGTAGGTTCTAATATGAAGTTTACAGACTGAGATGGAGATGATAGACCAATAATGTCATAATTTAGCGTAATGTCTAAACAGTTCCTATCAGGGTAATTACTCACAACAACATCGGTTAGCTTCACTCTTGGTTCATGATTTGATATTGTTGTTTCTATTTCAGATTTAATAGGATCAACATAATCGTCTGTTGCTAATTCAAATAAAGATCCTGTAATCCTAGTTCCAAAATCATTATCAAAAAATATTTCACCTATTTTTATTCTAACCAAATTTTGCACAGAACGTTTTATAGCATCCTCATTTTTCAATGTTAGAACATCATTTGTAACAGGATGGCGTTTGAAAGACAGAGATATGTCTTTGAAACCTTGTGAAAAACGTTTGACTGGCACTAGGAAGATGCAATCTCGGTATATTTAGTTCTATTTAGAGACAAAAAAAGACCCTTCTTTGAGAAGGGTCTTTATTGGATGCTCCGTCGCCTGATAGTCAGTCGGAATCCTGGTCGTCGGTTCCCAGGTATCTAATTTCTATTTCGTCGGGATGAGGGTATCCAGAGTGGTAAAACTCATCGGCAAGTGCTTGTGATATGTCAAGCATTTCCTCTTCGTCTATAGAAGAGAATTCCTTTACTCCCTCAACGTATATATCATACTTTTCCATATACCGTAATCATTCTTTACAGGTATCTATATAATTCTTGTTTTCTCATGCCCTACTCTACACTGTGGGTCACACCAGATTTCATATCCTGCCTTCAATGCATCAAGACAGAATGATACATCC